CGTTCTGGTCGGCAGGTAGGTAAGACTACATCAACTGCTGTAAAGGCTATACATTTTGCATTCTTTGCTCCTGTAATGTTAAAGACAGTAAACAAGGAATGCACCATAGTAATAGCAGCACCTACACAAAATCAGGCAACAATCATGTTTGACAGAATTAGAAGTCTAGTAATTAACAATGAGTTTCTCAAGGGATATATTGTGAGAAACACACAGTCAGAATTATGGGTTAAATTCCTAGATAATAATGGTATAAGTAAGATTATCACTAGGGCTACAGGTGAAACAGGAGTCTCTCTCAGAGGCTATTCGCCTCACGTAATCATAGCTGACGAGTGTTCTTTCATTAAGACTAATATATTAAAGGCGTTTCTTCCATCTGGTATGGCTACTCATGCTAGGGTATGGCTGACATCAACACCATTCAGCAAGTCAGGGTATTTCTATGAAGCTTGTATTGGTTCCAAACCAAAGAATCCTGAGGGTATGTACCTAGAGTTTCACGTAAGATCTACGCAGAACCCACTGGTACAAGAAGATCCCACATTCCTAGAAGAGATGAAGAAACTAACAAAAGATGAATATGTTCAAGAGATAGAGGGAGAATTCCTAGATATTGGTGATGCTCTTATTCCTAATGCATTGCTTACAGAAGCCATATCTGATGCAAAACCTAGTGGTAAATCTCGGTATTATCTTGGTGTAGATGTTGCTCGAACTGGAAGAGATGAGACAGTATACACTGTAATAGCAGTTGATGAAAATGATGTCTGTTATGTTGTGCATACTGAAGCAGAAGCACAGTCAAATATAGTTGACATTGCTGGTAGGGTAGGAGACATAGTAAGAGACTATCGTATTGAGACAGTATATGTAGACGAAACAGGTTTGGGTGGTGGTCTTGTAGACTTGGTAAAAGAACAGAGTCTACCAATC